AGGTTGCTCCGGGCTATGAAATAGAAAAATGAATCCGTTGAAGCCTGCTTTTTTATACTAAGTTGGCATTATAAAAAAGCATTGCTTATCAATTTGTTGCAACGAACAGGTCACTATCAGTCAAAATAAAATCATTATTTGATTTCAATTTTGTCCCACTCCCTGCCTCTGTCATCACGATACTGTGATGCCATGGTGTCCGACTTATGCCCGAGAAGATGTTGAGCAAACTTATCGCTTATCTGCTTCTCATAGAGTCTTGCAGACAAACTGCGCAACTCGTGAAAGGTAGGCGGATCCCCTTCGAAGGAAAGACCTGATGCTTTTCGTGCGCGCATAAAATACCTTGATACTGTGCCGGATGAAAGCGGTTCGCGACGAGTAGATGCAATTATGGTTTCTCCGCCAAGAATCTCTTTGCATTTATCAAGTGTTTCCTTCATTGATATTCCGAGAGCATCAACATGCAATGCTGTTGGGATGGCAATTTTTACGCCTGTTTTGCTTTGCTCGACATAAAGATATCCATCTACGATATCAGACCACTTCATTTCGCATAAATCACCAACTCGTTGCCCGGTAACAACAGCCAGTTCCATTGCAAGTCTGAGCCAACATGGTGATGATTCTGCTGCTTGATAAATTTTCAGGTATTCGTCAGCCGTAAGTCTTGATCTCCTTACCTCTGATTTTGCTGCGCGAGTGGCAGCGACAGGGTTTGTTGTTATATGGCCTTCAGCTATTGCCTCTCGGAATGCATCGCTCAGTGTTGATCTGATTAACTTGGCTGACGCCGCCTTGCCCTCGTCTATGTATCCATTGAGCATTGCCGCAATTTCTTTTGTGGTGATGTCTTCAAGTGGAGCATCAGGCAGACCCCTCCTTATTGCTTTAATTTTGCTCATGTAATTTATGAGTGTCTTCTGCTTGATTCCTCTGCTGGCCAGGATTTTTTCGTAGCGATCAAGCCATGAATGTAACGTAACGGAATTATCACTGTTGATTCTCGCTGTCAGAGGCTTGTGTTTGTGTCCTGAAAATAACTCAATGTTGGCCTGTATAGCTTCAGTGATTGCGATTCGCCTGTCTCGGCCTAATCCAAACTCTTTACCCGTCCTTGGGTCCCTGTAGCAGTAATATCCATTGTTTCTTATATAAAGGTTAGGGGGTAAATCCCGGCGCTCATGACTTCGCCTTCTTCCCATTTCTGATCCTCTTCAAAAGGCTACCTGTTACTGGTCGATTTAAGTCAACCTTTACCGCTGATTCGTGGAACAGATATTCTCTTCCATCCTTAACCGGAGGAGGGAATATCCTGCATTCGCGCACCCATCGACGAATTGTTTCAAGGCTTCTTGGGCGTCGCTGGCGAGCGTTCCACTCCTGAAGTGTCAAGTACATCGCAAAGTCTCCGCAATTACACGCAAGAAAAAACCGCCATCAGGCGGCTTGGTGTTCTTTCAGTTCTTCAATTCGAATATTGGTTACGTCTGCATGTGCTATCTGCGCCCACAGCATCCAGTGGTTATAGCAGTCGCTGATGTTCTCGGCTTCGATAACTCTGTTGAATGGTTCTCCATTCCATTCACCTGTAACTCGGAAGTGCATTTATCATCGCCATAAAACAAAACTCGCCGTAGCGAGTTCAGATAAAAGAAAACCCGCACTCGGCGGGTTCGCATTCGTTCAAATTGCGTTTACTTCTTGGCGTTCTGTTCATCCATATCGATATACCATGGGTTGCTTCCCTTGGGCATGTTTAACGACTGCTCGCGATAGTATCTGATGCGCTCCATGAAATACTCGCGTGAGTGCTCAGGTTGCTCTCATGATACCTGCTCAGTGATAACAGGTATGTTAAGGCGCTCTCTGTACTCCATGCCTGATGCTGCAAGGTCAACGTTTACCTTGTTCTGTTTTTCTTTCGATTTCTCGGCGATGTTATGCCTGACATTGTCAACCCGCCTCCTTCTGAACATAACGGTTATAAATCAGTCCCTGAGGGCCATAAGGAAGCGGGATGTGCAACTCCTCTGGTTCAGAAACTATCCATTCCCCGGCCATCTCCGCTGGAGAGGTAATGATAAGTTGTTTGCTAATAAAAGGACCACTCCTCTCAACAACAAGCTTACCATCTTCATTAATAAAAGCTTGGATGTCAGGTGTGCTTCCACACTTGGTGATGCAGCGTTTGAACATTTTGTGTCCCCCCATTTTATGGACGGGGTAATTATAACACATTGAAATATAGTAATATTTGACGTAGATTTCTTTTGATCTATAAGCGATTTTTTAATGCTTTTAAGTTATAAATACTTGTTTTCATCACCCATCTTGCTGCGGTGCTACTATTGAAAAGTACTCACACCCTTTAGCCCAAATAGTTTTGATAGTTGTCCAACTGACTGGAACCTTGATTTCGATTCTTCCGCTGCCGTCACAAGTTTCGCAATCATCATCACCAAAGCATTCCGGGCAGCTTATAAACGTAGTTTCTGAAAATTCACCGGATAGCACACCCTTAGCGCCGTTCTCAGCGGTTAGTTTCTTCGGCACTATAACCCAACCATCCGGAGTTACCGGAGAATTGCCATTTATATCGAAGTTTGGCTCTGCGTCCTGAACCAGGAGGATGTAACCATTCTTGGCAGTATCAAGTTCTAACGCCTCGGTGACGGTACCGAAATAGCGATTACCTAAATCCGCATCACAAGTGCTTACATCAATGGAAACCTCCATGCCTTCGATTAATTCTGGCAAGTTGTAAGTTTGGCTTACAGGTTCTGCTCCCAGTGATGCCAGTGCAATTCGTGCCAGTTCCATTTGTTCGCCACGAGTAAGCCCGTTTTCAAGCGGATTTTTAATGAACAATTCAATACGTTCTTTGGTAATAGTGGTCATTTGTTAGTCCTTAAACTGCTAGTTGCAATTGCATTTCAAAGCGGTCGCGTTGTTCACAATACGCAAGAGAACCAGGGCTATTGTGTGCCTCAATCCGTTCTACCATTAATGCTGCGCGTGTCTCTTTACTTGCAGGTGCATAAGCCCCAGACCAGGCTTTATCAATACCGATGTTTCGAGCGACGTTCGTACTATCTGCGCTGGCTAAGGGTAATTTTGTGAATATCAGCGGATTTAACATGCGCAATCCATGTAGTTTCGTAACCAGCTGACCATGCCCATCAACAATGTGACGAATCAGGTCTTTCATTCTGGCTACCGCAAGAGTTGGGCGCTTTACGTCATAGTCGCCACAACTACCGATAGCCACTCGCGGAAACTCATTGCACAAATGAATAAATCGCTCGTCACTTTCATTCATGTGCCACACTGGAACGCCAGCTAGTTTTCCGTGAGGCCACTCATTCAGAAGCGCATCATTTTCCTCCTCTCCGCCATCAATAACATCCGGGATAATGGCAAAATCGAATCTTGGGTGATTCTTCCAGCGAGCAACAAACTCGTAGTAATCGCTCCAGTCGATTTTGTTTTTGCCAGCTGCTTTCCAGGCGGTGAATGCACCGTTGTCCAGCGCGAACGACTGACAGTATTCAGCCGCGAGATTGATCTGGCCTGAATGCGCAAAACTGATAAACGCATGTCGCCCTTTCCATGCTCTCATTGCGCACGTATCAGGAGTAATAGGCCCACCGTGGTAGTGAATCATCTCACTCTCCTTTGATGCGAATGCCAGTAGCGCGGATTGCATCGATGACTTCAGAAACTTTGTATGCCATTACCGTTTGGTAATCATCGTGAAAATCTGTTCGATGAAGCATGCTGCTACGTTCCGGGAGCAGTATTTCCCGCGCTTCCAGTTCTGCAATGCGCTTTTTTGCTGCTTCCAGTTCATCCAGTAATTCCAGCACGGTAGCCGGATTAGCCTTGGCAACAAAATCCCGGACTGGCTTACAATCAATCTCCGCAATGGGTTGATACGATGTGTAGCCATGCTGTCTTGTATAACTACCGTGACGAATAACGAAAAAATCACCATTTATTTTTTTAGCCTGCCACTTATCTTCACCGGCTTTCTCTGCCGCTTCACGCAGTGCCTGAGAGTTAATTTCGCTCACGTCGAACCTCTCTGTTTACTGATAAGCTCCAGATCTTGCTGGCAACTGGCACAAGTCCGACAACCCTGAACGGCCAGTCGTCTTCGTTCATCTATCGGATCGCCACACTCACAACAATGAGTGGCAGATATAGCCTGGTGGTTCAGGCGGCGCATTTTTATTGCTGTGTTGCGCTGTAATTCTTCAATTTCTGATGCTGAATCAATTATGTCTGCCATCTTTCATTAATCCCTGAATTGTTGGTTAATACGCTTGAGGGTGAATGCGAATAATAAAAAAGGAGCCTGTAGCTCCCTGATGATTTTGCTTTTCATGTTCACCGTTCCTTAAAGACGCCGTTCAACATGCCGATCGCCAGGCTTAAATGAGTCGGTGTGAATCCCATCAGCGTTACCGTTTCGCGGTGCTTCTTTAGTACGCTACGGCAAATGTCATCGACGTTTTTATCCGGAAACTGCTGTCTGGCTTTTTTGATTTCAGAATTAGCCTGACGGGCAATGCTGCGAAGGGCGTTTTCTTGCTGAGGTGTCATTGAACAAGCCCCATGTCGGCAAGCATAAGCACACAGAATATGAAGCCCGCTGCCAGAAAAATGCATTCAGTGGTTGTCATACCTGGTCTCTCTCATCTGCTTCTGCTTTCGCCACCATCATTTCCAGCTTTTGTGAAAGGGATGCGGCTAACGTATGAAATTCTTCGTCTGTTTCTACTGATATTGGCACAAACCTGACTCCAATTTGAGCGAGGCTATGTGCCATCTCGATACTCGTTCTTAACTCAACGGGAGATGCTTTGTGCATACAGCTCCCCGTTTATTATTTATCTCCTCAGCCAGCCGCTGTGCTTTCAGGGGATTTCTGATAACAGAAAGGCCGGGAAATACCCAGCCTCGCTTTGTAATGGAGTAGACGAAAGTGATCGCGCCCACCCGGATATTATCGTGAGGATGCGTCATCGCCATTGCTCCCCAAATACAAAACCAATTTCAGCCAGTGCCTCGTCCATTTTTTCGATGAACTCCGGCACCATCTCGTCAAAACTCGCCATGTACTTTTCATCCCGCTCAACCACGACATAATGCAGGCCTTCACGCTTCATACGCGGGTCATAGTTGGCAAAGTACCAGGCATCTTTTCGCGTCACCCACATGCTGTACTGCACCTGGGCCATGTAAGCCGACTTTATGGCCTCGAAACCACCGAGCCGGAACTTCATGAAATCCCGGGAGGTAAACGGGCATTTCAGCTCAAGGCCATTGCCGTCACTGCATAAACCATCGGGAGAGCAGGCGGTACGCATACTTTCGTCGCGATAGATGATCGGGGATTCAGTAACATTCACGCCGGAAGTGAATTCAAACAGAGTTCTGGCGTCGTTCTCGTACTGTTTTCCCCATGCCAGCGCCTTAGCATTAACTTCCGGAGCCACACCGGTGCAAACCTCAGCCAGCAGGGTGTGGAAGTAGGACATTTTCATGTCAGGCCACTTTTTTCCGGAGCGGGGTTTTGCTATCACATTGTGAACTTCTGAAGCGGTGATGACGCCGAGCCGTAATTTGTGCCACGCATCATCCCCCTGTTCGACAGCTCTCACGTCGATTCCGGTACGCTGCAGGATAATGTCCGGTGTCATGCAGCCACCTTCTGCTCAGTGGCTTTCTGTTTCAGGAATCCAAGAGCTTTCACTGCTTCGGCCTGTGTCAGTTCTGACGATGCGCGAATGTCGCGGCGAAATATCTGGGAACAGAGCGGCAATAAGTCGTCATCCCATGTTTTATCCAGGGCAATCAGCAGAGTGTTAATCTCCTGCATGGTTTCATCGTTAACCGGAGTGATGTCGCGTTCCGGCTGACGTTCTGCAGTGTATGCGGTATTTTCGACAATGCGCTCGGCTTCATCCTTGTCATAGATACCCGCAAATCCGAAGGCCAGACGGGCACACTGAATCATGGCTTTATGCCGTAACATCCGTTTGGGATGCGACTGCCACGGCCCCGTAATTTCTCTGCCTTCGCGGGTTTTGAATGGTTCGCGGCGGCATTCATCCATCCACTCGGTAACGCAGATCGGATGATTACGGTCCTTGCGGTAAATCCGGCATGTACAGGATTCATTGTCCTGCTCAAAGTCCATGCCATCAAACTGCTGGTTTTCATTGATGATGCGGGACCAGCCATCAACGCCCACCACCGGAACGATGCCATTCTGCTTATCAGGAAAGGTGTAAATTTCTTTCGTCCACGGATTAAGGCCGTACTGGTTGGCAACGATCAGTAATGCGATGAACTGCGCATCGCTGGCATCACCTTTAAATGCCGTCTGGCGAAGAGTGGTGATCAGTTCCTGTGGGTCGACAGAATCCATGCCGACACGTTCAGCCAGCTTCCCAGCCAGCGTTGCGAGTGCTGTACTCATCCGTTTTATACCTCTGAATCAATATCAACCTGGTGGTGAGCAATGGTTTCAACCATGTACCGGATGTGTTCTGCCATGCGCTCCTGAAACTCAACATCGTCATCAAACGCACGGGTAATGGCTTTTTTGCTGGCCCCGTGGCGTTGCAAATGATCGATGCATAGCGATTCAAACAGGTGCTGGGGCAGGCCTTTTTCCATGTCGTCTGCCAGTTCTGCCTCTTTCTCTTCACGGGCGATCTGCTGGTAGTGACGCGCCCAGCTCTGAGCCTCAAGACGATCCTGAATGTAATAAGCGTTCATGGCTGAACTCCTGAAAATGGCTGTGAAAATATCGCCCGCGAAATGCCAGGCTGATTAGGAAAACAGGAAAGGGGATTAGCGATTCAGGCCGTTACCGCGTCCGTCGAGAAAAACTTCCACGAGCAAATCACGGGTATAAGTGCGCTCGATGCCGCGATGCAGATAAAGCCGTCCGCGTAAATTAGCTGATGCAGTCCAGGTACCATCTTTGTGTTTGACCAGCATTCCTGGCATGACCGCACCTCGATTAACGGTCTGCGTTCCGTAATGTTGATGAACCATAAAAACTCCTGCCCGTAAGCTGGGCTGCTGAACATATAGAGACTTCTGCGCGTATTCAGGCGGTGGATGGCCGCCGGTTGTCATAACTAAGTCGCCTCGTTGAAGCGACTGAGGTATGAAGTGTTGAGTTGATTTCAGCTGGTCACACCGACGTTCACGCGTCCGCTTCACCCCTCGCACTCCCCGAAGCCTGCTGAAATTCAAACTGCGGATCTAAGCGGTCATCGCAACGGTGAAACAGGTGGTTACCGTATCGTTGTGTCGTTGCGATGAATTTATTTAAAACTGTAGTTGTTTTATCGTCAACAACAAAAGTTGTTTTGTCGGTTGTTTTAAATATAACTGGTTGTATTTAGGATGGATTTATTTTGTGACTTGCATCGCATAGCGATAACTGAAGTGAGGTGTGGTGGTTTTTTGGACGGTATGAGTTATGAGGGGGAGGAAAAGAAAACCCGGCGCGGTTGCCGGGTATGATTATCAGTCAGCCCAACCTGATTTCGAGTTTATTTGGGTTTCTGACATTGTGTATTTCTTAATCGTGTCATCGTTAAAAAGAATAGTAAGTTCTTTTTTCGTACCGTTCGTTCCATTATGGAATAATCCATAGAATGGAATAAAAGTGGTGCCATTAACTTTTACTTTTGCAAAGGCGTACTTCCAGATCTCGTTTCCACTGTCAGTATATGAAACAGCATCAGGAGAACCAAAGTAAGATTTAACCTCATTCTTGGTTGTTTTACCTTCCTGAAGTTTAGACTGGACACTAATTTCAGTTTCATTTTTGAGTTGCTGGTTGCCTGAAGAAGCACACCCAGCCAATACAGATGCCATCATGGCAGCGATTAGGATTTTTCTCATTTTATGTTTCCATTCATTATAATCAGAAACATCTTAACATAATGATTCGAAATAAAAACCGCTACGAGATAGGGGGACATTTTGCTGACAGTAGCAACAAATCTCAGCTAACAACGAGAATATTTACTGAAATATGCAAACAGATTTGGCGTTCTTATAGAGAATTTAGTGCAATATCTAATCCGAGTGGTATAAACCTTAACCTTCGCTCCCTTAAGTCGTAGATAAATTAACCATGCTTCCTGTACGTCTGCGGCATGCTTCCAATGACCTTACCGAATATGAACACCCGGTTCATCTCGTCTTTCTCGATCGGGTCCCACGGCGAGTAGCTCTTGTTATCAGAGATAACCAGCAGCTTATCCTTCATCATTTGAAGACGTTTTACATGGGCAGTGTCGTCGTACAGAAACGCATAGATGCCATCACCGTCGAAAGATTTAACAGTGATATCAACGAACAGCAGGTCACCTGGTTCGATCGTCCCTGACATGCTGTCACCTCGCACGTTAATGATGCGGATATTTTCCGCCTTCCTGCCATCGAACATGTGACGAGCATCGTCAAACGAGTACTCAACCGAGCGTAGAACTTCTACAAACTCACGGTTGATTACACCTGGCCCGGCACTGACTTCTATATCAAGAACGTCAATTTTGAAGTATTTGGAATGGCTGACAGTTGATTGTATTGGTTGCACTGTACTGTCTGACATATTTCCAACGCCAGAAGATAACCATTCTGCGCGCACACCCAAAGCGTTCGCGATCTCCACGATTTTAGTTGTTTGGTTAGCTTTCCCTGTTTCGATTTTCTGAATAGCAGCCTGGCTAACCCCGACCAAATCCCCAAGCGCCTTTTGTGTAAGGCCTCGCGCTAATCTGGCTTCTTTAAGTCTTTCTGAGAGTGTTGTTTTCATAGATCAAATGTACAACCAAGGTTTTATTTCATCAAACGAAAATGGTTGTTGACTAAAAACAACCATAGTTTTAATCTTGATTCGGATTAACCACGGAGGTTGTTATGAACCCAGCAATCAAAACAGCGATCAATATCGTTGGTTCACAAAAGAAACTAGGCGATGCCTGCGAAGTTTCACAGCAGGCCGTCTATAAGTGGCTTCACAACAAAGCAAAGGTATCCCCTGAACATGTCGGCAGCATTGTTACGGCTACTGGTGGAGTTGTGAAGGCATACCAGATTCGCCCGGATCTTCCGAAGTTGTTTCCACACACCGAAAAGAACGCAGCTTAAATTTCCATTTCACGCTCTTTAACAATAAGCAATCAACTTAACAGTCAATTCAAACTAAAGGAGTCAATTATGCAACCACTTACATACCAACAGACTAGCGGATTTATTCCGACTGCGGTGATAAATCGTTCTCAAACAAAACAAGCTCCAGGCCACGAAAAAATCCGTGATGCCGTCCGCGCCTGGTCGGCTGTAGATAATCAGGATGTCGTTGCCGCACTCATTGTGAATGAGTATCGGGAGCAGGGCGACGGCACCATCGATTTCCCTGATGATGTCAGCCGTGCACGCCAGAAGCTGTTCCGCTTCCTCGATAACAAATTCGATTCTGAAAAATACCGAAATAACGTGCGTGAACTGACCCCGGCAATTCTGGCGGTACTACCGCTGGAATATCGCGGTTACCTGGTTGAGCAGGATAGCTTCATGACTCGGTTGGCTGAAATGGAAAAGGAACTCAGTGAGGCAAAACAGGCTGTCATTCTCAACGCACCACGCCACCAGAAACTGAAGGAAATGAGTGAAGGTATTGTGTCGATGTTTCGTGTGGACCCGGATCTGGCTGGTCCATTAATGGCGATGGTGACCACCATGCTGGGGGCAATATGACAGGTTCAGAAATGGCGAAAGTCGGTCTGCGGGAACAGAACCGACTTTCAGGTGCAAATCGTAACACACTCATTGCGGGAGGAATTATGGCAAACACTGCTGAGATATTCAATTTTCCAGTGCCGGATGCGGCACAAAAGGAGCCGCGCGTGGCAGATCTCGATGATGGTTATACGCGCATTGCAAATGAGTTGCTGGAAGCTGTGATGCTGGCCGGATTAACACAGCACCAGCTTCTGGTCTTCCTGGCTGTCATGCGCAAAACATATGGCTTTAATAAAAAACTGGATTGGGTGAGCAACGAGCAACTTTCCGAGTTGACCGGGATATTGCCGCACAAGTGTTCTGCTGCAAAAAGCGTTCTGGTAAAGCGTGGGATTCTTATTCAGAGCGGGCGGAATATCGGCATTAATAATGTGGTCAGTGAATGGTCAACATTACCCGAATCAGGTAAGAAAAATAAAGTTTACCTGAAAGAGGTAAATTTACCTGAATCAGGTAAGAAAAGTTTACCCAAATCAGGTAAAGGCGTTTACCCGAATCAGGTAAACACAAAAGACAAACTAACAAAAGACAATATAAAACCTTTTTCGTCCGAGAATTCTGGCGAATCCTCTGACCAACCAGAAAACGATCTTCCTGTGGAGAAACCAGATGCTGCAATTCAGAGCGGCAGCAGGTGGGGGACAGCAGAAGACCTGACCGCCGCAGAGTGGATGTTTGACATGGTGAAGACCATCGCGCCATCAGCCAGAAAACCGAATTTTGCAGGGTGGGCTAACGATATCCGCCTGATGCGTGAACGTGACGGACGTAACCACCGCGACATGTGCGTGCTGTTCCGCTGGGCATGCCAGGACAACTTCTGGTCCGGTAACGTGCTAAGTCCGGCCAAACTCCGCGACAAGTGGACCCAACTCGAAATCAACCGTAACAAGCAACAGGCTGGCGTGACAGCCGGAAAATCAAAACTCGACCTGACAAACACTGACTGGATTTATGGGGTGGATTTATGAAAAACATCGCCGCACAGATGGTTAACTTTGACCGTGAGCAGATGCGCCGGATCGCCAACAACATGCCGGAACAGTACGACGAAAAGCCGCAGGTACAGCAGGTAGCGCGGATCATCAACGGTGTGTTCAGCCAGTTACTGGCAACTTTCCCGGCGAGCCTGGCTAACCGGGACCAGAACGAACTGAACGAAATCCGCCGCCAGTGGGTTCTGGCTTTCCGGGAAAACGGGATCACCACAATGGAACAGGTTAACGCAGGAATGCGCGTAGCCCGTCGGCAGAATCGACCATTCCTGCCATCACCCGGGCAGTTTGTCGCCTGGTGCCGGGAAGAAGCATCCGTTACCGCCGGACTGCCAAACGCCAGCGAGCTGGTTGATATGGTTTACGAGTATTGCCGGAAGCGTGGCCTGTATCCGGACGCAGAGTCTTATCCATGGAAATCAAACGCGCACTACTGGTTGGTTACCAACCTGTACCAGAACATGCGGGCCAATGCGCTGACTGACGCGGAATTACGGCGTAAAGCTGCCGATGAGCTGACCTGTATGACCGCGCGAATTAACCGTGGTGAGGCGATACCTGAACCAGTAAAACAACTTCCTGTCATGGGCGGTAGGCCTCTAAATCGTGCACAGGCTCTGGCGAAGATCGCAGAAATCAAAGCGAAGTTCGGACTGAAAGGAGCAACTGTATGACGGGCAAAGAGGCAATTATTCATTATCTGGAGACGCACAAGAGCTTCTGTGCGCCGGACGTTGCTGCGACAACAGGTGTGACATTAACCAGCATAAATCAGGCTGCGGCAAAAATGGCGCGGGCAGGAATCCTGGTCATTGATGGTAAGGTCTGGCGAACGTTTGTTTAACGGTTAGCTACTCAGGATGATAGGGCGGGGCAAGTGAGTATGAAGCGGATTTTCAGGAATGCCATCAGAGTTTGGAAATAAAGTGGGTTTTCTAGTGGCAAGAGACTTGATAATATTTAGTTCTTTAAATCCAAGGAGATAGGGTTATGAGAAAATTTATTATAGCCTTTGTCATAAGTGCCTCGTTTACTGCAAATGCTGGTGTAGAGAAGTTAGGGTCGTGGATAACAAAGTCTGAGATAAATAAAATGACTGACCAGACTGAACCGCCCCGGGTTTCCTGGAGAGTGTTTTATCTGTGA